AGATGATCCTATGTGGGAAAAGAAGTATCCAGCCTATGTTGTCAATAGGTGTCTATCTCCTTTCCATGAAACCATTATGTTCGTTAATGAAATGAATATGCGTCACCACCTTGACGCAAAACTACAGTATGATTTTTTACTAAATACTATTAGATCAAAGAAACGATTCGCGCCTTGGGTTAAGGCAGAAAAGTTAGATGATTTGGATTGTATTAAAGAGTATTATGGTTATAGTAATGAGAAGGCGAAGGTTGCTCTATCGGTACTTAATAATGAACAAATACAAACTATTAAGGATAGTTTGATTAAAGGTGGAAAAAATGGAAGAAATTGAATGGCGACCTGACAGGATGCTAGAAGTAAAACTAAAAGAACCTGATGACTTCTTAAAGGTTCGTGAGACACTATCTCGTATAGGTGTCGCCTCTCGCAAAGAGAGAAAGTTGTACCAATCATGTCATATCCTACATAAACAAGGTAGGTATTACATTGTACATTTTAAAGAGTTGTTTGCCCTTGATGGTAAGGAAACAAACATCACTGAGAATGATGTGGCTCGAAGGAACTCAATATCAGTTCTTTTAAGTGATTGGGGACTAATCGAAATAATCGGTGAAGCAGAACCAAAAGCACCATTGTCACAAATCAAAGTTATTTCCTTTAAGGAAAAGAACGAGTGGGATTTGGAGACAAAATATAACATTGGAAAAAAACGGGAACTATAACCTATTTTTCTATTGACTTTTACCCCAAAATACTATATAATGATCTTAATTGATTGAGGTAATACATTTGAACTTTTACACACACGTTGCCCAATGGGGCAATCAACTGCTTGTTCGTGCCGTAGAGAATGGTGTTCGTACTAACTTTAAAGTGAAGTACGAGCCTACTCTCTACGTTCCTGTACAGAAAGAAACTGGTTGGAAAACCTTAGACGATAAAAACGTCAATCCAATGAAGTTCCTTTCTATTAAGGAGGCGAAATCATTTATTGAACAGTATCAGTCTCAACCACATCTTGTGTATGGAATGAACCAATTCCCTTACACATATCTATCTGAAAAGTATCCAAGACAAATTGAATTTGATTCAAAACAACTGAAGATTGTCACGATAGATATTGAGGTGGAATGTGAGAACGGATTCCCCCATGCAGACCAAGCAGCAGAACCAATGCTGTCTATCACTGTCAAAGACCACAGCACTGGCAAGTTTATCGTATGGGGTATGCATCCCTACAAAAACAGTAGGGATGATGTAGATTATATTCATTGTCCTACTGAACGTGACCTTCTTGCAAGGTTCCTTGGATGGTGGGATGCAGATCATCCTGATATTATTACTGGTTGGAACACAGAGTTCTTTGACCTTCCCTACATCTGCAACCGAATAACTTCCCAGTTAGGTGAAGAGGCTGTCAAACGTCTATCTCCTTGGGGTGTTGTTCAGTCACGCATGGTGAACAGTGGGTTTGGTAAGAAGACAGAAATGTTTGAAATCTTAGGTGTCAATAATCTTGACTACCTACAACTGTACAAGAAATTCACATACACAAACCAAGAGTCGTATCGTCTTGACCACATTGCTCATGTCGAACTTGGACAACGTAAGGATGAAAATCCCTACGATACATTCAGTGATTGGTATCAGAAAGACTATCAATCTTTTATTGACTACAACATTATGGACGTTGAATTGGTTGATAGACTCGACTCTAAAATGAAATTGATTGACTTACTTCTTACTATGACGTATGAGGCTAAGGTTAATATGTCTGATGCATTCACTTCAGTTAAGTATTGGGATGTGTTGATTTACAACCATCTTCTACGAAAGAAGATTGTTATCCCAACAAAACCAAGAAGCGAATCTAAGGGTGAGAAATATGTTGGTGCATATGTCAAAGACCCACAGGTTGGACAGCATAAATGGGTAATGTCTTTTGACTTGAACTCACTGTATCCTCACCTGATTATGCAATACAATATTTCACCAGAGATGTTGATGCCTCAGTCTATGCCTTACAACGACAATACTATTGATGACATGTTGGAAAAAAAGATAGACTTGTCTATGTTACCAGCCGCACAAGTTACTCGGACACCAAATGGTGCATTGTTCAGAACAAAGAAACAAGGGTTCTTACCTGAGATAATGCAAGAGATGTACAATGATCGTACTATCTATAAAAAGAAGATGTTGGTTGCTCAACAACAATATGAAGATACTAAAGACTCTAAGTACCTAAACGATGTATCTCGTTTTAAGAACATCCAGATGGCACGAAAGATTTCCTTGAACTCTGCTTATGGTGCGATTGGTAATGAATGGTTTAGGTATTATGATTTAAAGATTGCAGAAGGTATTACAACTTCTGGCCAACTAGCTATTCGGTGGATTGAAAAGGCACTGAATGGTTACTTGAATAAACTGCTGAAAAGTGAAGGAGTGGATTATGTCATTGCATCAGATACAGATTCGGTGTACATTAGGTTTGATGAACTTGTTAGTAAGGTGCTTACGAAGAGAGATGCTGAGTCAGAGGATTCATATCGACTCAGGGTGGTTGACTTCCTTGATAAGATTGCTAAAGAGAAAATCGAACCTTTTATTGATTCATGTTATCAAGACCTTGCTACATATGTAAATGCCTATCGCCAGAAGATGGAAATGGGACGGGAGGCAATTGCCGACAAAGGTATCTGGACTGCAAAGAAGCGGTACATCTTAAATGTATGGGATATGGAAGGTGTACGTTACCAAGAACCTAAACTCAAAATAATGGGCGTGGAGGCGGTCAAAAGTAGTACACCAGCACCTTGTCGTAGTAAACTTAAAGAGTGTCTAAAGATTATCATGTCTGGTACAGAACAAGATGTGAACGATTTCATCATTGACTTCAGAGAAGAGTTTATGAAGTTACCAGTAGAAGACATTGCATTTCCTCGTTCTGTTAATGGACTTGATAAATGGAGTAGTAGTTCCAGTATTTTTCTGAAGGGTGTTCCCATGCACTGTCGTGGAAGTCTGCTATACAATCATTTTGCCAAGAAGAATAAACTGACACACAAGTATCCTCTTATCAAAGGCGGAGAAAAGATTAAGTTCATTCACTTGAGAACTCCTAATCCTATGTCATCAAATGTTATATCCTTTATAACTAAACTTCCACCAGAGTTTGATATTCATCGTTATATAGATTATGATACGCAGTATGCCAAGGCCTTCGTAGAACCTTTGACTTTTATTATGAATCAGATTGGATGGGATATAGATCGTTCTTATGGAACACAAACAACATTAGAAGACTTTTTTGGATAAACCTCTTGACAGGGGCGCTAAAAAGTAGTATAATAACTGTAATAATTGAATATTTCTTTTATTACCAAGAAGGTAGTATATTACTACCTTGTCATAACCAATAAGGAGGAAAATATGACTAAAATACAGTTTGACCTAGATAGGTCGCTTAGAGAATGTCCACCAGAAATGTACTATATGCAATTAGGAACTGATGGGAAACCATTGTTCCCCGGCATTACATTTAAGAAACGTCTTGTATTAAATCGTTCTAAAGTGTCATTCAAAATTTCAGAACAAATTCGTGAAGAAGATTCTGGTGAAGAACGTGTTGATGGAATAGAGAACTCTTATTCAAATGTAGGGTTTTTGTATACAAAACCACCACAAGCAATTATTGTAGATAAAGATGATCCTAAAATGTTTAAAGGAATAGTTGGTTATGGAAGAAATGCTGCTCAAGACAGGCTTAGTTGGGAAACTGCAATTTATGATATAGTTGAGTATGATACAGAAATGAAGCTTGAGGTTTTCAAATGTAATTCTAATGATGATGAAGAACACAATGCACCAGCGGTTGCAAATTCCAAAACTACTATCTTAAAGTCTGTAGTTAATGCTGTTGTTAGTAACCTCATTGTAGATACTGATGAGGCAATCCTCAAATACCTTGAACTAATATGTCGTAGCAAACCCAAATGGCACGAACCTATCTTAAAAACGCTTCGTAAAGAACACATCTCTCGTTGGTCTACTATGAAAGCATTGAGTACAAGTCGAGCAAAGAAAGAAGCCACAAGATTAAATCTACCATTTGAGGGTATGAAGAACGAAAAGACTACATCTTTTGGTTATGCTCGAAAGTTTACTGCATTGAAAAACTTTTTTTGGGATGGAATGACTTTAAGTGTAAAGAATAGTTTTCAAAAGGTATATCTCACGACTTGGGTTGATGAACCCAATCCTAAAACTCTTGATATTAAACGTAAAGAAATATGTGAAGAATTTGATCGTATGGAACCTATGTTTAATAAATGGGTTTCATATTATATTGATATGCCAATATCTGAAGTTGAAACAAGAAGTAAGGGAAGATTTCCTTTAACTTTTAATGGTTTCTTTGCTCAAGATGTAGAAAGAATTAATAATGATGAAGGTACTGCTAAAGAGATTGATCTTGTTGGTATTGATGGGAAGCCATGGGAACGTCTTGATATATGATTGACAAACTGTTAGAAAATGAAATTAGTAAAGTATCTGATTCTGACAAATGTGCAGTGCTGCTTTCTGGCGGTGCTGACTCAATTTCAGTAGCATTCGCTGCACAAAGATTAGGTAAAATAATTCACGCATATAGCTTTTGCTTAGATACGCATGAGTCATATGACTACATAAAGGCAAAAGAGATTGCTGAAATTTGTAAGTGGGAATTTACAGGCATCAAAGTTCCAACTAATAATCTGGTTGAAGATTTCCATAGACTAGTAAAATTGGGCTCTAGAAAGAAGACCCATTTTGAGTGTGTATATCCATTTCTATATGCGTATGGTCAAATAGAGGAAACGGAAGTTTTGTCAGGCTGGGCCGCTGATGGGTATTATGGTCTCAGTAAAAAGGCAATGATGCATTTCAAACATACACAAGAATTGTTTGACAAGTTTAGAGATAATTATTTTCTGCCTGAGAATTGTGCTGGCTATTTGCAGCATCGAAAAGTTTCAGACTCACATAACAAAAAGTTCATTACACCATACTTAACGGATAGTGTTAAGAAGTTTTTCTATAGTAAGAGTTGGGATGAATTGAATAAACCCTTTCAGAAGCACCATGTAAGGAATGCGTTTGATGAATTTAAATTGATAGGAAAAGTGAAAAACCACTTGAATTTACAGATAGATTCTGGTATAATAGAGTTATTCGAATCATTGATAGATGATCCGACAGTAAACTTTAAGAACAGGAGTAGAATAATGGACATATGTAGAGATTGGAACACGCTAAATAGTAAGGACACTTTAGAGGAGTTTTTTGTATGAAATATGTACCTTATAACCTACAAGACGTATATGATGCGTCTGCACAAAACAAATTTACTGTGATATCAACATTTTCTGGTGGGGGCGGTTCATCCTGTGGTTATAAACTTGCAGGGGGTAAAGTCCTTGTGGCAAATGAGTTCGTGCTGGAGGGGCGGAACACATATGCTGAGAACTATCCTGACACTGTAATATTACCAGACGATATCAAGGAACTGTCTGGTAAAGATTTCCTTGATGCAGCTGGTATTGGTGTTGGTGAGTTAGACATACTTGATGGGTCACCCCCATGTTCTGCATTTAGTGTCGCAGGGAAATTGTCACACAATATACATGAAGAAGAACGTATAGACTTGTTTGGTAATGTTACAATCGAAAAGGTAAGTGGTAAACATTCTGATGGTTGGAATCAAACTAAAAACTATTCTGACGGGAAGACAGTAGAAAACATTGAAGACTTGTTCTTTGAGTTCTTGCGTATTGCTGAAGAAATTAAACCTAAAGTAATTATTGCAGAGAATGTAAAAGGATTGACTATAGGTGAGGCCAAGACATATTTCAACAAAATTCTTAATACATTTGAAGAGATTGGATATGAGGTGTGCGCCCAAGTTTTAGATAGTCGATACTATGGTGTTTCACAAACTAGATCAAGGGTTATTTTTATTGCAGTTAGACAAGACGTTTTATCTTCTATTGGATTAAACTTTATGTCACTATCAACACTATTCCCAGACCCAAGTAATATAGTTATACCTGTCAAGGATGTGATGGTTGGTTTGGAATATGATGCAGAAGAGGTGAAGTATCTAACAGAGAAGTTTACTAATACTGCATACTGGAAACAGACAGGAAGTAAGATGCCAATTGACCCAGAGAAAGTTCTCACTGGTGGTGATTATCATCCTAAAGGACATCACTTCAATCTGAAACGTGTGTCACAATACGCACCAGCTCCAACTCTGACTGCAATGGGTAGTGCAGATACAACTGCTGGGGCATTCCATTGGATTGAACCAAGAAAGTTAACACTAGGTGAATTGAAAAGAATTATGTCTCTACCAGATGATTTCAAACTTACAGGTAAGTGGAATCAGAAGGCAGAACGAATTGGTAGGATGGTGCCGCCACTAATGATGAAGGCAATTGCAACATCCGTTTATGAAAAAGTATTGGAGAAGTATAATGGCTGATTTTACATTTGCACACAGAGAAGAAGGTTTTGATGAACACATCGAAAAGAGTATTCGTGGCTATGGTAATCTTCTAGAAGATGTAATTGCAATGTCCCGTTACTTTGTTGAAGACGGAACTAATGTATATGACATTGGGTGTTCAACTGGTAAACTAACACAACGTATGTTGGAGGCTAACCAAGATCACTGTTGGGATGCAAACTACATTGGAGTTGAAATTGCCGAAGGTTTTTTTGATGATTTAGAAGAACGCAAAGGTTTGTTAGCCGAATTACATCCTTGGTGTTCTGTAGATTTTCGATTGGAGGATATTCGTAACACAACTATTGAAAACGCATCTCTTGTAACGTCTATCTTTACTTTACAATTTATGCCAAAAAGAGATAGACTTACAGTTTTAAAAACCATATATGATGGGTTAAATGATGGTGGGGCCTTTATCTTTTCAGAAAAGACAATCTGTGAGAATGCAGTATTCCAAGATATGCTTACATTCAACTATTATGATTATAAGAGACAGTCTTTTGATACAGAAGATATTATGGACAAAGAAAGAACATTACGGCATATGATGAAACCAAACACTTGGAATGAATTAAGTAACATGTTGTATGCTGCTGGGTTTGTGGATGTCCAACCTTTTTGGAGAAATCATATGTTCGTAGGAGCAATGGCAGTAAAATGAATAAATCAATAACGCAAAACTTGTTGACAACACCCAGTTTATACTGTATACTGTTTATAACTAATGAGAAGTGTATTACTTCTCCAATCACATAGGAAAATATGATGGAAAATATGGAAAACAAAGTAGTGACTTTAGTGCTTATGAACGGAGCTGAAGTAATAGGCCGACTCATCTCAGTTGATGATACTAGTTACACTATAGAACGACCTCGTTTAGTGCAAGTTAATGAACAAGGTGTGGCACTAGTTGATGGTGTCTGTATGACGGGAGTGAAGGTTGATTCTCTTCTAGAGTTTAACAAGAGTGGTGTCACATTTGTCGTAGAGACAATGCCTGAAATAGCAACGGGGTGGTTGACACAGACTACTGGAATTCAGACTCCACAAAAGAGTATTATTCTCTCTTGACACAACGAGTATAACGTGGTATAATATACATTGAATTGAAATTTGAAGGAGATACGATATGACTGACACAAATTTATTACTGGACTATCAACATTTTGTTGATGAGGTTACTAGTGATGAGTCTAAAGACCCAGATGCGTTTGGTGATGCCTTAGATGTAATTGATGAGTTTGGTGTTCCACCAGAACGTCTAATCACAGCTGCAATGGGTTTGAGTGCAGAATCGGGTGAGTTTACTGAGATCGTTAAGAAGTGTTTATTCCAAGGGAAACCTATGGATGAACATACAGTATGGCACGCCAAACGGGAGTTAGGTGATATCATGTGGTATCTTGTTCAGGCATGTATTGCTCTTGATACCAATATTGAGGAAGTCATATATATGAACACAGAGAAACTTGAATCCCGTTATCCTGATGGGTTTGATTCGTTTCGTTCTGAAAACAGAAATGAAGGAGATTTATAATTGGATTTTTTGAAAGATATTGCCAAGACAGCGGGCAATGAATACGCTGCATTAGTAAGTGAAGGTGTTGAGGCAGGGGATGTAGATTCGTTTATTGACACTGGTTCTTACATATTCAATGCATTATTATCTGGTAGTATCTATGGTGGACTTGCTTCAAACAAGATCACGGCTATTGCAGGCGAGAGTGCCACAGGTAAGACGTTCTTTATTCTAGGCATGGTTAAGTCATTCCTTGATGCAAACCCAGAAGCTGGTGTGTTGTATTTTGAGTCTGAATCTGCTATTACTCAACAGATGATAATTGATAAGGGTATCGACACAAAGAGAATGGTTATTCTTCCAGTAACCACAGTACAGGAATTTAGAACACAGTCATTGAACTGTCTAAATAAGTACTTGGAAACACCAGAAGGACAACGTGCTCCTATGATGTTATGTCTTGATTCACTTGGTATGTTATCTACAACAAAAGAAGTAGAAGATACTGCTGAGGGTAAAGAAACCAAAGATATGACTCGGGCACAGATAGTCAAGGCTACCTTTCGTGTACTGACACTGAAACTAGGTAAAGCAAAAGTACCTATGCTTGTTACTAATCATACATACGATGTAGTTGGTTCTATGTTCCCCACTAAAGAAATGGGTGGTGGTTCTGGACTGAAGTATGCGGCATCATCTATTGTATATCTTTCTAAGAAGAAAGAAAAGGATGGAACTGCTGTTGTTGGTAACATTATTCACTGTAAGAATGCTAAATCTCGTTTGACCATAGAGCATAAGATGGTTGATGTACGTCTGATGTATGAACGTGGGTTAGACAGGTATTATGGACTGCTAGAACTGGCTTTAAAGTATGGTATCTTCACTGCTGTATCAACTAGAGTTGTTCTTCCTGATGGTACAAAAACTTTTGGTAAGACTATCAATAACAATCCAGAGAAATACTTTACAGATGAAGTAATGCAGCAACTTGATGTTGCCGCTGGTAAAGAGTTCAAGTATGGACAATTTGTACCAGAAGTTGAGGACATCCCAGAGGATGAACCACCTAGTACAGATGCATAACTGCACAACCAACAGAAACCTCTTGAAGAAAACTTCAAGGGGTTTTTTATTCTATATTCAACAAATCACTTGACAAGCATCAACAAAACAAGTATAATGGTATCTAGAAACTGGAGAATTAATTATGTCTAAAAAAGATATGAGTGAGTATTATACCTATGTAGAAAACAAGGGTTCAACTTGGACAGGTATAGGGCTTACAGATAAAGCAGGAAAATGGCAAGGTGTTGTATACGAGTATGGTAAAGTTACCATTAATGAAGATGAAGAAAACGATTCAGCCTCTTTACAATTTGAGTGGAATCTACTAGACTCTAATGGACTCGGACAGGAATTTTTCACTGAAGATTTTTTCAATCTGATTGGTGATATATTACATGAATTAATAGAACAGAATTTAGATAAAAGTGGGTTATTAAAAGATGCAAATGATGACAATAGAAAAGACAATATTTAGTAACTTAATCTTCAATGAGGATTATGCCCGCAGGGTGCTACCTTTCATTAGAGGTGAATACTTTCAAGACAAAACTGACCGCATTATCTTTGAAGAGATTTACAACTTCATGGATAAATACAAGTCGATGGCCACCAAAGAAACTCTGTCTATTGAACTTGATAACAGGAAAGATTTGAATGGCACTGAATTTCAGAAGGTTGTTGAGGTTATTGAATCTCTCAAAGAAGCTGAAGTTGATATGCAATGGTTAGTGAATACCACTGAAAAGTTCTGTAAGGACAAGGCGGTATACAATGCAATTCTTAATGGTATCAATATTATTGAGGGTAAAGACAAGGAACACACCCAAGAAGCAATTCCATCCATTCTATCTGAAGCACTTGCAGTAGGTTTTGATCAAAACATTGGACATGACTATATTGAAAATGCAGATGAACGCTTTGAGTTCTATCACAAGAAAGAAGAGAAACTAGAATTTGACTTGGAGTATTTCAACAAGATTACCAAAGGTGGACTTCCAAACAAAACCTTGAACATTGCCCTTGCTGGTACTGGTGTTGGTAAATCATTGTTCATGTGTCACATGGCTGCAGCAACACTGATGCAAGGTAAGAACGTATTATACATTACTATGGAGATGGCAGAAGAACGCATTGCAGAACGTATTGATGCTAACCTGATGAATATCTCTATGGATGATTTGCACAATCTACCCAAGAAAATGTTTGAGTCTAAGGTTGAGAAGATTAACTCTAAGACTAATGGTAGACTTGTTATCAAGGAATACCCAACTGCATCTGCTCACTCTGGACACTTTCGTAGTTTGATTAAAGAACTACAACTAAAGAAATCATTCATGCCAGATATTATCTTTATTGACTATCTGAATATTTGTAGTTCATCTCGTTTCAAGGGTAATGCAAGTGTGGGTTCATACTTCTATATTAAGGCAATCGCTGAAGAACTTCGTGGACTTGCTGTTGAAACAAACCTTCCCATCATGTCTGCAACTCAAACTACCCGTGGTGGTTTTGCAAACTCTGATGTTGGACTAGAAGATACTTCTGAGTCGTTTGGTTTGCCTGCAACTGCTGACTTGATGTTTGCACTAATCTCTACTGAAGAGTTAGAAGGACTAAATCAGTTAATGATTAAACAGTTAAAGAATCGTTATAATGATTTGGGTACAAACAAAAGATTCGTAGTAGGTATTGACAGAAGTAAAATGAAGTTGTATGATTGTGAACAAGAGGCACAATCTGACATTAATGATAGTGGCCAAGACGATACGCCGGGCTTTGACAAGGGACAACATGCGAGGTATGCAAAGTTCAATGATATGAAGTTCTAAGTACGTTTCGTTATAAATAGAATAGTAATATATATTTGTACACATGGAGAAATTGAAGAATGCCCGTATCGAAGTATTATCGACAGCTTAATCCTATGGTGACTGAAAAAGTTAACCATGTCTCAAAAGTTCATTACTACTTGGGCGAAGCATATACTTTTTTCCCAAAATCTGAAGAAGAAATATCTAAAACTCTTGCCGACTGGCCACATGAAAGTGTTGGTGATGTTATTAAATTATTCAATTATCTTAAAGGTAGGGGTGATGATACTCCTATCAATATAGATTTAAAAAAACCTAAAGATATTAATGTATCTAGAACCCTTAAATCGACTTATGATGTAAGTGGTATAAAGTCTGGAGCTGATCTTAAAACAATCCGTATAAAATTTGGTAATGGTTCTAAAGGTAATCGTGGTAGCAATAACAGAGGTAATGCATTTGAGAGTCAGTTTGCAACTGCTTTGAACAAATGGTTTGCAGAAGGAGTTGATGCTGTAGAAGATAAGGATACGTTA